ATGGGCGTATATGAAACAATTAAGAGTTTTATAGACAAAATATTTAGCGTCCCCATATCCTTCCTGGATCTCGCTATCGAAAAGCTAGGCAGCATAGGCAAGGTTATGGGACAAGGTTTAAATGTTAGTTCATATCTTTCTATATTTGGTGACTTACCAAAGGAATGGCAAATGGTAGTCACTTCTATTATGGCATCTATGGTGCTGTTCATATCACTCTTTTTGGTGATCGCAATAATTAGGATGTATTACGCAGTAAAAGAGGGCGTGAAATGGTGGTGAGTATGCGATGGACGGGAATCTAGTAGGTCAAGCAATGGTTTATATATTCATATTAGCTTTTTCGGCTGGTTGTGGGTTGCTAGTGTCGGCTTTTGTCGGCTTTAAAGTGTGGAATTGGTACAAAGTAAGGGCAGAGCGTAAAACGCCAAAATTAAAGCGTAAAGGGGCTTAAAAACGATGGGACTATTTAACAAAGTAAAAGACGAGGAATTATTTGCTACAGACGAGCAGTTGATTGTATTAGATAACGAACGTAGAGTTTGTGATATTTATGAAAATGTAACGGTGGACGGTGAGAGCGTGACGCGAGAGGGTGCAATTAAAGTACCGCTAGCCGATTGCCAGGTATTTACGGGTACGTTCGGGCGTGTGTATGTAGCAAATGTAAGTGATCTAAAGTACATCGAAAATGCAAAACGACTTGCACAGCTAGAGATCAGTAGTACATTAAAGCAACTTGTCGAGTTTAAACCAGAGAAAAAACCGAATCCGAACACAGACATGAAGTTTTGGGCAATGTTCATTGCTTGTGTTATAGCAATCTTTATTTAGGGGGAATGGATCATGTACCAACAAGATACAACATTCATGGAAGATGCACAGCAGCAAAACAAAAAGCAAAAATCGGTGCAGGATATTGTGGGAGATAATCTTTTCCCACATGTGGCTCACATTTCGGACGTAAAGCAAGTTATCGAAGAAATGACGGACAAGTCACAGCACTTACAGCAGCCGCAAATGAGAGCAATTATGCTGCTAATGGAAATGCAGAATAATGAGTATTTGCATGGCGAGGAAAAGCCGTATCAACAGTATATAGACAAGCTATTAAAAGAATTTAAACCAGCAGCAGCAGATCCGGCGTTTTACTTAAATCTAATTAATGAGTTAATTCCGAAACCGCCGAAACCAATTGTTGTACTTCCTAACGGAAAAGCGGTGCAGGAGGTGCGTAAATAATGGCACATCACATATTTTTCGAGGGTGGATTAGGTAGCGGGAAAACATTTTTTATGACTGCACTAGGCAACTTGTGGAAAGAGCAAACAAATAAAATGGGTGGCAACGTGCAACTTTTTAGTAATTACGGGGCGCGTGGCAGTCATGCAATGGATGATTTCGAAGCGTGGTACGAGGTCGCTAACACGTGGGAAAGTATTGTTATGTGGGATGAAGCGCAAATGGCGTTTAATAATCGTAACTGGAGCAGTACAGCTGCACAGATTGCAACAGAAGTAATGTTTTACACACGTAAAATGCAAAGCATACAGATGTATGCAAGTCCGTCTATACAAAATGTAGACAGTCGAATCCGTCAAATCGTTGAAGTATTGTTCCATTGCCGAAAGATTGGCAATAAAGGTTTTGAAGCATTGATTTTTGATTATCAGACAAAGCAGTTTTTAAGACGTGTATTTATGCCAATGTCTACAGCGAAAAAACTATTTAAGTTAAATCTGTACGATACATTTTCAATGGTACGGGGTTTCCCGCTGCCACAAAATAAAACAGAAATTAATGATTTTTGGAATACTCTTTTTGAAATACATCAGTTGAAGCACAAGCGAGGGAGAGAAGATGCAGAGCAACTTGATCCGATTATCAATCAGTTCACACAAGAAGCCGGAACCGTTTTCGTTTAACAATTTTGTAGAGTTTGCTAATGCTTTACAGCAACAATACAAATTATCTAGTGTAGCAGCAGCAGAAGAAGCAGCGGAAATTTTCGGGTTTGTGTTAGTGCCTGCTACGTGCCTTTCTTGGCGCAAACGTAACAAGTTAGGCGAGACGCGCCGGATTAAAATACATGAGAGTTTTTATGCTGTGAGAGTAGATGAATTAACGGATTTAGAGCGAAGTAAGTTTTTTAAATATTGCGAGAATCTAAAGGGGGTGTACCAATGAAAAAATTTTGTAAGCAGTTTCTTACAGATACACTAAAAGTGTTTATGTATGTTATAGGCGAATCGTTGATACCATTGGGAATGTGTATTATAGCGGTAGGCATGATACCGCAGTTCGTCGCAGTTTTTATTGAAAAAGGAATGAGTGAAGTAACAGCGGCAGCTGTTGCAGCTGCTATTACTGTTATAGGTACATTATTTGCATACCGCATATCAGATTTAACAGGTTTAAAACTATCTAAAATGGAGATGTATAAGTATGATTTTAACAATAAAAAAACAAGAAGCAGCAGCAATGAGCCTGCACATGAGCATAATGCGTAAATCCATTCGTAACATGCTTAAAAAGCGCTATCCGGCGCATAAAAAAGAATGGTTATCTTCATTCGACTACTTGGCCAACTCTACGAGAGATTTTTTAGAAGTTAGCCAAGAGATCGGCCAACTTAATTTAAACATTCGAGATGCAGAAATGCTGAACGAATTTATAAGAGCGTACCAGCAACAAATAGAAGCAGATAAGCAACTTCAAAAGCAGTTAAAAGATGCAGATAAAGAACAGTTAGAATTGCTTACAGCCGTACAAATACGCTGTAAGGAGTTGATTTGTAGTGTTAGTTAAAAAGGTTAAAAGAAAGGTTAGGAAAGAAAAGAATAAGATAGAATGGCGTATAAAAAAAGAAGTGAAGAACAGAGCAAAAGATGCGCTAAAATCTTTTTTGTTCACTACGCTGCTAAATTTAATGTTTGGTGGTGTGTTAGCTGCACTTGTAATGCTCGTTGTAAATTTTGATTGATAGCCCGAAAATGCGGGCTTTTTTTATGCCTAAAAATAAATTTCAAAAAATTTCATAAAATGTATGTACAAATTTGTATGTACAATGTATACTAAAGTCAGTTAAGAAATTAACTCGGCTATCAATAGCTGTAGCGGTCATGGACAAGAAAAGCCGTTGTTTGAAAGGTAGGTGAAAATGTTGGCACTTAATAAAACAACAAGAAAAAACTACCGTTTTGATGCTGTCACAATGAAGCTGCTTGATGCGATATTGAAAGAGAAAATATACGCAGATGAAACAAAAACAGTGCAAGCAGCTGTGCTTCATTTGGCAACAGAAAAACTAGGCGAGGAAAAAGTGCAGGAACTAAAAAAAGAAGCGATTTTAGAACAGCTTGAGCAAGGATTAGAGGAATAAAAAAACACTCACAACGGATGCTGTGAGCGCTTAAAAAATTTTCGCAGATTTATTATAGCATATCACAGCGCCAAAATAAAAAAGGGGCGTATGCACAATGGAACCAGTAAACGTTATTCGAGAAGGACAGTACAAAGTAGAACTTATAGCAGTACATGAAAATCAATATAATTTCATCATGACGTTGTACGTAAATGAAAATGTTGAAGTGCATGTAAATATTGATGAAAAAATAGCAACGGTATTTTTCGGTGATATAGAGATGATCGTTCGCTTTAATAAATTCACAGCAGGCATTTTCAATCGCATGTATGAAGCTAATTTCCAATACTTACTATTCTTGTTACAATTATTAAAAGGGCATGAGATAGAAGAAACGGCGGCGATTTAAAATGAAAGATTTGCAACTTGGTCATATCTTAGTTGCTGGATCAATCACACTTATATCAATTAATTGTGTGAATTGGTTCAATGGAAATATTTTTTTACAAACAGCGGGGCTATTGGCTGCTGCTGTTTGTCTCTACTATTTAACACTAGATTACAAGTCAAAAGACGAGCATAAAACGTTGTATGCATTGTACATAGGGCTTTTAAACTTCATTTGGTGCTTACACTTGGTTTATGTTGTCCTGGGCGTATTCGTAAATTAAAAGGAGTGCTTTTATGGAGAAAAAAATTACGTTAGAAATGTTTGAACGTGCGGAATATTGCCGGCTAGACGATTATCAATTTTTTGAAGTGAAAAAAGAAATAGAGCTTACAATAAAGCGCATGAATGAATTTATGGAAAAAGGTTATTCTTATGCAGATGCATATATACAGATGCGTAATAATGAGCTAACAGGAATGTTGCAAGTAGCCGTAATCGTAGGGATTAACATTGAAGTAAAAAAAGAAAGGTTATATTGAAAATGAAACTAGCGAAAAAAATGTCAGATTTAAGTAGCGAACAACTTCAAGAGTTGGAAGGGTATGTTGAACAGTTAACAACCATCCAATCATATGTTGAAGGGTTTATTGCACAGCACGAATTAGACGAAGATGAAGTTTATGAAAAAATCGAAGTTGATCTTATTACTAAATATTTCGAGTAAAACAATTGGAACGCCCTCTCCACTATTAAAGTGGAGAGTTTTTTTGTATCAGAAACGATTGTTTATGGGACTTTCATATTTAAGGTGGAATATAGGCTAAATAGTAGTACCAAAAGACGTTCCAAAATCAAAGTATCAGCAAATCCCTTTCTGGAACTTTCTTAGAATATCATTTAAATTGTTCTGCTTTACGTTTTTTGCTTTCACGCTTCAATGTACTCATGCTAATACCTGTTAGCGCTTCTACCTGTTTAAAGCTATTTGTCTTGAGTAAATTCATAGAATGATCTAGCTGCTGCTTAGTATATTTGGGTGGACGTCCTTCTCTAAAGTCGGCATTATTCTTTGCTATTGCTTTACCTTCTTGGGTACGCTCTACAATTAAGTTACGTTCCATTTCAGCTACAGCTAAAAGCGTTTGAAGGAAAAAACGCCCCATTGTCGTATTCTCCAATAGCCCCACGTTTAACACATGAACCTTAACACCACGTTCGAATAGATTTTCGATAATAGAAATGCCCTCTTTCGTGTTACGCGCCAGACGATCCAACTTAGTTACTACAAGTTTATCGCCTTCCTGTAGTTGGTCCATTAATGCGTTCAATTGCGGACGATTCGTACTCGTACCTGTAAACTTCTCCTGGTAAATCGTAGAAGCACCCTCCGCTTCTAACGCCTGTAATTGCGCCTCTAAATCTTGCCCTATTGTTGACACTCGCGCATACCCGTAAATCATCGTAAATTATCCCCTTACTTTTGAACCTTAGTTATGACACCTTTTAACACCTTGATATTACAGTACCGCCCTATCGGTGTCAATACTTATAAGTTTTGAACGTATTGTAATCTACAATTTTTCATTTTTAAACATCTTCATTTATTATTTCGACTATTTCTACTTTCTCGTTGAAGTCGTCTATCAAAGTACCTAAGGCATCTTTGAAAGACATTCCTTCTAGTTTTAATGGATAATATTCTTCGAAAAAAAGTGCAGCTTTTTCTAAATAACTTGAACGATCCATCGTTACTCTTTTAAAACTGCTGAATCGAAAATTGTACGCCAAAGAATCATAATTCGAAGTTGCGAAGTACATAAATCTTTGATAAATTTTTTCTCTTTCCATATTTTAACTACCCCCTAATCTCAAAATATAGTATAGAAAGAAAAGAAAAGGCAAATAAAACCGATATAGCGAATTGAATTCGAATAGATTAGAATGAATTCGAAAGGGTGTGTGTTGTGTGGATGAAAAGATACAGTTAGATATGCGGATAGTGGATTTTATAGCTGTAGTGAAGCAGCAACAACTATCAAATGAAAACATAAGAACGATTTTAGGGGAATTAGGCGAGACGCTTTCAAAAAACTCTATTTCAAACATTTATACTGCTGCTGGATTTGAGGTTTTAGATAGTCGAAAGAAAATCATAGAGCCTACAGCGCAAGCGAACTATGATATGACTTTAAAAGAAGCTGTTCAACTTGCTAGGGCTTTACGAATGAAAAGCGAAAAGCAACCTAGACAACCTAAAGTAATAGAAGCTAAAGCCGCCGTTGTTATTGAAGCGCCTAAAGCGCCTAAAACGGTTGAATTCGGGGAACGAATCTATTCGAATCCATTCCCGATTGAACGAGCAGCAGAAGCAAAAGATTTTATTTTAGCTGCACTAGATTTAACACAAATTGAATTCGAATCTATTAAGAATCTAATCAATTCGAAAAACGAATTTAGTTCGAATCCATTCGAATCTATTCATGAAGCTGTTAAAGAGTTGGGTGGGCGTGATCGTAAGAATAAGACATATTATATTTCTACAGAGATTATTGATCGTGTGGCAGAGTTTGCAGAGGAAAAGTCTGTTAAGGTAAGTCAATTCGTAGAGATTGCATTACTAGACGCAATGAAAAAGTATCAATAG